TGACAGGATTTAACTATACCACAGGTGTTACTGGGGCCACAAGAACTTCACCTACGATTTCAGCAGCCAGTTACATCACTGCTCAAAGTGACATAACAACCAACAAGTCATCAATACAAACCAGCGTGGTATCATATATAAATGCTGGCGCACAACAGGTTATCAACATTGAGATGGGTGGTAACAAGTCCATGTTGGCCAATGACTTTGCCATGATCAACGACCTTGGATACGCTATTCTTTGTACCAATGGTGGATTATCAGAACAGGTGTCCACGTTCTCATACTACTGTTACACTCACTACTGGGCCAACAACGGTGGTCAAATTAGATCAGTTGCAGGATCCAATGCACATGGAGTGTATGGACTCCGAGCATCGGGCTTTGACGTTACAGAATTACCAGACTCTGTTAACATAACCTACGACATGGCACAAACTGCCAGAGTATACAAGCAGGGCATTTATGCCAGTTCAGCACTTGGTATCAAGACAGATGCTACTAAATCACTGTCATTGTACATTATAGGCTATCAATACACGCCATATCAAGTGAGTGAATTGGAAATTGATCACAGTTTGGCAGGCGGCAATGTAACACGTTACTTGTTGAGCACCATAAGTCACACCACAGTGAGCGTGGGTGGACAAAATGTGTTACAGATCAATCTAGGTACAAGCGGAGTCAGTTCAACATCAAGCACTGGTTTGGCCTTTGATCTTTATGACGGCCAATTGGTTCAGATACGTATTTTGCAACAGGCACTGTTCTACAACATCAACAACGTGAATCCAACACGTCCAAGCACGGCATTGCAGTATGCAAACAATTTGGCTGATGTGTATCGCGTGATTGCCTACAACTTGACTGCACCAACAGGTGAAACACTGGATCCAAATACCGCAGTTCTGCAAAGTGATACATCATTCAACTACTACAAAATAAACACAGATATTGGTAGCATAGGAATTATAGACCCCAGCACCTCTAGTATTGCTGTAACTGGTGCTAGCGGTAATGGATCTGCGGTCACGTTGACTTTTGCACTACAGGCAGCATTGACCGGCGTGACTGTTACAGGCACAGGCGGGACATTTGCTTACACCAGTTTGCAAACACTGCAGGTTGGACAACAAGTGGTTATCAGCGGAACCAATTCAGGTAGTGGCACAATCAATGGATCTGCCAACGGTACTGGTACCTATTACATAATCAGCACCAACGGTTCTAGCACATTTACACTCAGCACAACATACCCAGGCACTGCTATTGCTAGTACCGCAGGTACTCCAACAGGATTAACTTTCCGTTATGCACCCTATGCCATTGGCCAATCAATTGCAGTCAACGCTGTGGTGCCATTAGGTTATAACGGGGTTTACACAGTAAGTGGCGCCACAACTACCAGTGTGAGTTTTGCCAGTACCACAGTGGCCTCATATGCCAGCGGTGGTGCAATAGGCACACAAACTCAAGGCGCACTAGTAGGAGACAGTAAAATTGCTGTGCTTACTATATCTACTCAAAGCACTGTGGATCAAATCAATAGAGGTATTTACATCTTTGCTTGGAATGGCCGCAGTCATAGAATTGTGAATTATACCAGTCCAATCAATATTGCCACTGCCAGCTTCGTAAGCGGAGGATCGCCTGCTACAATAACTGTGACAGGTGGCACCTATACCGCGTCCACGGCTACACTTACATTTGTGTCACAAGGTTCTGCTCCTTTCAAAGTTGGGGCAACTATCACAGTAGCCGGCATGACACCAAGTGGATACAACAATGCGTCTGCCACAGTGATTAGCTCAACTGATACCAGTGTAACTTACAGCAATTCAACCAATGCTGCCATAACTGGATTTGGAACAGTGGCCAGCACCTACATAATTAATGTTACCAGTGTGGCAGGTACTATCACAGCTGGACAGTTAGTAACCGCTGGATCCAATTACACATCCGGCGGCAATGTGGTTGTGGTCAGTAGCAATTTGACAACATCAGGCGGAAGCACATTTGGCACTGTGGTATTGAGCGGTGCTCCAGCCAGTGGCACACCAAGTGCTGGCAATACCATAACTTTTGGCACTTTTGTCAATGGGTACATAACCATTGATCCTAACCCTAGCAATAACATAGCTCAATTTGGTACCAACATAAATTCACTCAGCTATGCCAGCAAGTCTGTGCCCACTGTGGGCGGCACTGCATTTGTTACATTTGACAGCTATTGGGATCCAAACAATCCGCCAATAGTTGACGCCTACTATCAGATCAATGGACAACCTAATAGTGCATATCTAAGTGGTCAACAGATCAGTTCAGCGTTAAGCACCAGCACAATCACAGTGGCCAGCACAACAGGATTGTCTGTTGGTCAGCTGGTATCTGCAGGAATAGTTACATTGAGCAGTGTGACCTTGACAGGTACAGGAGGTACATTTACCTGCGCACCTACTTCATTGGTTGTAAACTCACAGATACAGATTGGCGGCACACTGAGTTCTGGATCTATCTCAGGATATGTTCCATCTACTCCAACCACATACTATGTGATTGCCACAAACAATTCTACATCATTTACACTGTCAGCATCACTGGGTGGGTCCGCAATAACTACCATTGCTTCAAGTGGCGTGATAACCGGTGTAACCTTCACAGTCCTAAACCCGCCCAATGTGTATGTGCCTAGCGGCTGTACCATTACCAGTATCAATGCCAGTGCCACGCAATTCACTGTTAGTCCGGCTGCCTGGATTCCGCCTGGACAAAGTGTCAGTGCTCAAAACGTTGGTACGTTGGCCAGCATCACAATCAGTGTGCCAGGCAGTGGATACAGTAGTGCTCCTACTGTTACCTTAACTGGCGGTGGAGCTACCAGCCAAGCTATTGTGACTGTGGTAATCAATGCTACTGGTAACGTGAGCGGGTTTACGGTTGTAAGTCCAGGTTATGGTTATACCAGCTTGCCTACTGTTACAGTCAGCGCTCCATCAAGTGGAACAACAGCAGTGTTGATTCCTGTGTTGAGCACTTTGGCAGTTACCAACACTGTGGCTCTAGCAGGCGTAAACAACGTGCAAACCACAGTGGCTTACAATAGTGATCCAGGTGTCGCACAGGTCAATTCGTTTATCATACCTAATGGCACACAGTTTACAAGCAAAACTACCGGCTCATACAACAACGTGGTAGGTTATTTGGTTACATATGCTATTCCTACTCAGGCAACTGCTCCATTGGTTGGCTCATATTTCAAAGTGCGAGCATTCAGGGACTTTGCTTATGCCACAACAACCAATACCAATTTGGTAACTATAGGCAGTACAGCCAGTTTGAACGTGGGCGATCTGATCAATTTTAGAACATTGAATTTCACAACTACTGCCACTGCCACCAACTCAAGTGGTAATTTGATCACAGTAGGCAGTACAACTGGTTTCTTTATCAATGCACCTGTTGTGTTTAGTGGAACAAGTTTTGGCAATTTGACCGCCGGCACTGTGTACTACGTAGCTTCTATAGTCAGTGCTACCACAATGACAGTAAGCACTGCCCCGGGTGGTGGTGCATTGGTGATTACAACAACTTCTGGTACTATGACAGCACAACTGCAAGGCACTGCGTTTGGTAATATCACAGACAACAGTTTCTTCTATGTGACCAGTATTGTGAGTCCAACTCAGTTTACCATGGCCGTGAAGCAGAGTTCAACAACCAACTTTGCTTTAACCACAGGCAATGGCATGATGGTGATGAATGTGGTCAGCAGTTTCAATCCATTGTTCGGTGGTCAGTATGTTGTGCAAGCCAGCACAACTACCAGCGTGACCTTGTTCTACCCATATGATCCTGCTAGTTTTGCGTATAATCTAAGCACCGCAGTCAACAGCGTGGCCAAAGCCGCGTCGTCGGCCAGCGGACAGTTTGTGGTCAATTATACAATAACCAGTCCTGGATTTACTCCAACATCTGGGCTGACCTACACGGTGACGGGCAATGGTACCACAGCATTTAATGGCACTTTGTATTCACCGGGCGGCACCACATATGCTACCGCGGCCAGTACAGCCAGCACCAGTCTAGTTGTTGCCAGCACCAGTGCATTGCTTATGGTTGTGGGAACCAATATTTCTGGAAGCGGTATTGCAGGCGGCACATACATCACTGCAATCAATACCACCAACAACACAATAACGCTGAGTGCGTCGGCTTCGGTAGCCTTGAACACTGTGGTAACATTGGGCAACACTGCCACCGTGCTACAGCTACAGTATACCACTGATCCAGGATCCAGCACAGCGGTCACTGCCATCACTGTGGGCACCAGCGCAACCAGTGCCACTACCAGCCTGTATCAGACTACAGGAACCACTGTGTATTTGGTAACATGGACCATACCGTTGCAAAGCAATGCTCCGCAAGTGGGTGCATTCTTCACAGTGGCAGGCAATTCAAACAGTGCTTACAACGGTACTTTCAAGGCGTATGCCACTTCAACTACCACAGTGACCTTGATATACGCAGCCAACGTGAGCGGGCCAGGCAATACTAACGGCAATACCATAACTCCTGCTATTACCATAAATGGTGGAGCTACCACTTACCTGATAGCAGAACCCACATCCGCTACCAGCGGCAGCTTGGGCATAAGCAGACCATTCAGCAACTCTACCAGCTCCACCCTGAGAGCAGGCTATCCAGCAGGATCATTTGGACAGATCACTGTGCGTATTAGCACTTGCCGCGCTACAGGACATGACTTCTTGGATATTGGTACTGGCAGTTATGTAACAACCAACTACCCATACCAAATTTATGGCAACCCAGCACAAAGCCGTGATCAAACTCATGAAGTGCTAGAAGAAGGCGTGGGTCGTGTGTTCTATGTGACATCAGACCAAAACGGTATCTTCCGCGTGGGTCGATTCTTCACAGTGGACCAAGGTACTGGTACTGTTACCTTCTCTGCATCAATTGCGTTGAGTAACTTGGACGGTCTAGGATTCAAGCGTGGTGTGGTCATTAGCGAATTCTCCACAGACTCTACCATGACCAACAATGCTTCAGACACTGTGCCGGTACAGAGTGCAGTGCGTGGTTATGTGGATGCAAGACTGGGCTTGAGCCAGGGAGGATCACCTGTAGCTGCCACGGGCGTGATTGGTCCTGGTTACATGGCATTAAATGGCACTTTGACCATGAAAGCAGCCATGAACCTTGGCGGATTCAAGATACTTAATTTGGCCACACCTGAAGCAGTGGGTGACGCAACCAACAAGAGCTATGTGGACACACAGGTTGCCACAACCAATGCATTGTACAAGTTGAATGATCAGTTGATTACCGCAACGAATATTGTGAATGGTAGTTTGCACTTGTTTGACCAATTCGTTGGCACTGTATTGGCCATAACAGGAATTACCAATCCAAGCACAAACGTGGTACAACTGTCATTTGCTAATCAATCCAGTGTGCCATATGTGATAGGGCAAACCATATACGTGCAAGGAGTTAATCCAGGCGTGTACAATGGCAATTGGGTATTGACAGACGCAGGTTCAAACTTTGTTAAATTTACCAGTGCATTGACCAATGCCTATGTAAGTGGTGGTAACATATCATCAGGTCGTTGGAGAAACACAGCACTTCCAACCACAGATGACATTACCATTAGCTACAGTAGTGCAACCAGTTCTCTCAAAACCACAATCAACTCAGGTGTGATTGTAAACAGTCAGATTTCAACAACAGCGGCTATTGCACAAAGCAAGCTCAGCATGAGGCAGTCTGACACATATGCAACTGCTCCTGCCACACCAGATCAAACTGTGTTAGGTTTGTCTAGATTTGACGATGCATTGTTTACAGCATCCAATGGTTGGATCAGTCTACGTGACTCATCCAGTACATCAACAGGTATACCTGTCAGCAAACTGCGCTACATGACTGGCGGTTATTTGCTTGGTAGAAGAACCACAGGATCAGGCGCAGTAGAAAATGCTGCCTATACTCCAGCCAATGTAGTCAGTGATGGAGATGGTGTTAAAAATGCACTGTTTGGCGCAGTCAACAATTCATTGACATTGACCGGCATCATGGCCGTTAACTATGACGGTTCTAATACCAGCAACAACACATATGGTGTATTAGGCATCAGCAGTACCAACAATGCCTACTACATTGTGCGTAGAGACAGTGGAGGCGGATTTGTCAGTGCATATGTGGATGCAACAGAATTGCGTGTGGGTGGTAGCAAACTGAGTGATGTCACATCCAGTACCACTAACAATCATTACACACCAGGCGGTTTCAAATTCTTCACTTTAAATGGAACCAACAGCACAGACAGCATACAACAGTACCTGGGCGGCACAGTGGACTTTGCGACCAATGCTGCCACGCTCAAGGTTACTAAGTACACCACAGGCGCCAGCACTACCATAGCCACAGTGGTTGGTAACTATCAAGTTCAAACCAGCAGTACGTGGGATGTCAGTGATGGTACTCTAATTACCAATACATTAAAGGCAGCCACTGCTCACACAGCCAGCGATACATCAAACGGCTACATACAGGGAGCATGGCAATTGACCGGTGCCAGTACCATGCAGGCCACTTATGCGGCCGACCTAGCGGAATTCTACGAGGGTGATGCGGAATATGAAGTTGGGACTGTATTGGTGTTTGGTGGTGACAAAGAAGTCACTGTCACAGATCAAATAAATGATACTAGAGCGGCAGGTGTGGTCAGTGACAATGCCGCATATAGAATGTATGGTGCATGCCCTGGATTGAAGAATCTAGTGGCACTGCAAGGTCGTGTGCCTTGCAAAGTTGTTGGCAGAGTGCGCAAAGGCGATATGTTGACCACAAGTGCTACTCCGGGTCATGCTGTTAAAGCACTGACACCAACACTGGGCGCCATAATTGGCAAGGCACTAGAAGACAAGGACTACGGTGAAGCCGGGGTCATTGAAGTAGCTGTAGGGAGAATGTAATGTCACAACTAACTGTTAACCTCGGCACTACTCCAAACGATCGAACTGGAGATTCATTGCGTGTGGCTTTTGGCAAGGTCAATACCAATTTTGCAGAAATTTACACAACATTTGCCACACAGGCCTTTGTGACCAGTACCTTGGCAGGACAGGTAGCATCTACATTGTCCACATATTCAGGAGCAGTGGGTGGCACTTTGGCCACGGCGGCTCAGCCTAATGTAACTTCAGTGGGCATCCTGTCCGGGCTGACATCCTCGGGCGCAGTTGTAGTTGCCAATGCCACTGCCAGTACCAGCACTGTAACAGGTGCACTACGTGTGGCAGGTGGTGTAGGAGTTGGGGGTAATATCACTGCTGCCAGTGCGGTAATAGGCAGTTTGACCGTTGCAGGAGAAAGCGACACTGGAGATCTAATCGTAGGCGGCAATCTCAATGTTACAGGCGCTATAACTGGCGCAGTAACCGGCAATGTGACAGGCAACATAACCGGCAACGCAGGTACTAGTACCCGTTTGGCCACTGCTAGAAATATAGCTGGCAACAGTTTTGATGGCAGTACCAGTATCACTTTTGCCAACAAATTCATAGTGCAAGGCACTACAGATTCAGGGCTTGGAGGCGCACAATTTTTAGGATCACTGAGCACTGGTCTAGTAAAAAACACAGCCACTACAGGTGTGCTGTCCATTGCCACAGCTGGCACAGATTATCTTGCCCCTAGCAGTCTTTCAGTTACCACTGCCGCTGCCAGCGGAGTAGGCAGTCTTAGCTACAGTGCAGGCGTGTTTACATTTACGCCAGCTGCCACTGTGACTTATTCACTGCCCACAGCTTCAACCACAATATTGGGCGGAGTAAAAGTTGACGGCACCACAATAACCATAGACGGTAATGGCGTTATTTCAGGCAGCGCCAGTTTTACAGGACCATCATCAGCCACTCTGACCAGCGTGGTTATTACCAGTGCCACAGTGGACTATGACTTTGTATGGCAATTTTTATGTACTTCCACTAGACTTATTTGGGGTGCTAGGATAACCATAAGCGGTACCAACACAGGATCTGGCACCATAAACGGATCAGCTAATGGTACTGGCACCTACTATATCATTAACACCAACGGTACCACTGCGTTCAGTTTATCTGCCACACTGGGCGGACTGCCTATAACGGTCACAGTAGGAACCCCAGTAGGTTTGACCTATACAATATCAGCAAGCACTGCCCAAAGTATACCTGTGTTTAGTTCCACTAGTGGTAATGCGCTAAAACAAAGTCCTGTTATTATTCAGGACACCGGCGCTATTGTAACGCCCATATCATCAAGTCTTATATCATTCCATTGGGACAATCAAGGTCAGTTGCCTAATGCTAGTGAATATCACGGATGTATCGCCCACGTTCACAATGATGAAAGATTATATTTTGCACATAGTGGAGCTTGGAGGGCTGTGGCAAACTATACAGACCTAGCCACAGTATCGGTTCAAGGTATTAGTATTACTGGTACCACTTTGGCCAGCAATGTTACAATCAGCAGTTTGGTACAGGTAGGCACTATCACAACAGGTGTATGGAATGGTACTGGGATAGGAGCAACCTATGGTGGCACTGGGGTCAACAACGGCAACAATACCATCACACTGGGTGGCAACATCAGCACAGCCAACACATTTACAACCAGCGGCAACTTTAGCCTAGCGCTGACAACCACAGCAGCCACCAACGTTACCTTGCCCACTTCAGGCACATTGGTTACCACAACCGCAACCAGTTTGCCCAGTATAAACACACTGGGCACCATAACCAGTTTGTCAGCAGGCACTATCGCAGCCACAAGCAGTATCAAATCCAGCGGCATTACAGGCATAGGATATGCCACAGGCGCTGGCGGAACCGTAACACAATTGACAAATAAATCTACCAACGTGGTACTCAACAAGGTGTGCGGCAACATGGTTACCACTGCAGATTCAGTTGCGGCGGGTACTGTGTTTTTCTTTAACATCGTAAACAGTGCTATCGCATCCACGGACGTGGTACATGTTCAACACATATCAGGAGGCACACTGGGCGCCTACACCTGTACCAGCACTCCAGCCACAGGATCAGCTGCCATTTACGTTAGAAACAACACAGCAGGCGCTTTGGCAGAAGCGCTGACACTGCAATTTGTAGTGATCAAAGCAGTAACAGCATAAGGATACATTATGGCCATACTTACAATCAATCTAGGATCATACGCAAATGACGGCACAGGCGATGACCTACGCACCGCGTTCGACAAGGTAAATCAAAATTTCACACTGCTCAATTCAGAAGTGGGCATAGGCAATGGTGTAAATGTGGGCACAGGCGTGGGGGTTTTTGCCGCCAAGGATGGCCAAAATCTGCAGTTCAAAACCTTGACCAGCACAAATGGCTCGGTTACCATTACATCAACTGCCAACACAGTTAATTTAGCTAGTAGTTCGTCTGTAGTAACTGACACTAGCCCAGTGCTGGGTGGGGATCTCGACCTGCATGGCTACAGAGTATTTGACAGCTTTGGTGGATCAGATCTACAAACCACAGTGCAAGGTCTGGACGTGCCGTTTATTGCGGCCATGTTGAATCTAGCCATCAGTAGCAACAAACTGAACATAGATTTAAGCCCCAATCTCAATTTCATATCTACAGGAGCCACGCCCGGTGACAGTCGAGGCTTTATAGTAGATTTCGGATTCATTACACAAAACGCAAGTAGAGCCACATTGGACTTGGGCAGTATTATCTAAAAAATTCTACGATAAATACTCTAAACGAGAGAGCGCATGGCCTTAAATATTTGGACTCAACCCTCAGGGTATAATCTAGGAACATTTGCCGAAAAGCAAGCAATTAATCTTGGCTTACCTATAACAGGCACCCCTACATTCAAAATAATTTCTGGCAAGCTGCCTCCGGGACTAAGCATTTCTGGAAACAGCATTGTGGGGCGTCCCTATGAAGTTACAAGAGATACTGCCTTTACATTTTGCATACGAGCCAATCAAAGCAATCAGATCAGCGATAGAACATTCATTTTGACTGTGACCAACACTAACGGTCCTGTTTTTATTACACCCGGCGGTGAACTAGATTTAGGCCCAGAAGCACAATACTTTTTGATGGATAAGACCTACGTTGATTTCCAAATACAAGTATTTAATGCCAACACAGTGGCAGGAGCCAAGTTGAAATATTTTGTTTCTTCTGGCAGCGGCACATTGCCACCTGGACTGACCTTGACCCCAGAAGGAAAAATAGTGGGCTTTGTGCTGCCATTGCTGTTTATTACTCCACAAAGCGGTGATGGATCCTATGACAACAGTTACTTTGATGCCATAGCATATGATTTTTCCATAACGTCTACTAATGGTTTTGACAGTTACAATTTTGATGATGTGTTTTATGATTTCAATTTGCCCAGCACTGTGCCGAAACAATTGAATCGCAATTATCAATTTGTTGTTTCAGTTACTGATGGCACAGTCACCGTGCAAAGAGCATTTAGAATATTTGTAGTTGGTGATGATTTCTTCAAGGCCGACAACACAGTGCTCACTGACAGCACTCAATACTTCACAGCAGACGTTACCTATCTTAGACCGCCGGTGTGGAGTACTAATAATGACTTGGGGCTGCATAGAGCCAACAACTACATAACACTTCCTTTACAAACATACGACAACGAATATGTCATATACAACCTAGAAGTGGTCAATGCTAGGAACACCGCCATAACCAGTATATATGTGCCTAGTGATAACAAACTGGGCAACAACCGTCTTGTGATAAAAAAAGCTACAGCTATTCCATTAGTCAATCAATATCTAACATTTAATCTTAGAGTAAGTGGCGCTACAGGAAAAATTTATAAGATTACAAATGTATCTACTATAGGCAATGGATTTTATTCTTTGCTTCTAGATGCTCCGTTAGAAGTCAATATACCAGACAACATAAGTTTCTTAATTGGCGATCTACCAACTAGGCCGCCTGGTATGACCTTTGATGAAAATGCCAGCATCTTGGCAGGTCAAGTACCTTACCAACCTGCTGTTACCAAATATTACAATTTCACTATCACAGCCACTAGAATAAGTGCCAGTACAGAAAGAGCCAGGTCCAGTAGGCTTTTCACAGTTGGCATCATAGGCGAAATTGACAGCACTATTACATGGAACACACCTAGCAATTTGGGAAGTTTAATTGCCAATTTGACCAGTAATCTGTCAGTCAGTGCCAACACCAGTGTGCCCAATGCCAACTTGATTTATACCATACTGTCTGGCAAATTGCCTTTTGGACTTACACTCAGTGCAGACGGAGAGTTGGTAGGTAGAGCCAATCAGTATCAGGATACTACCAAAGGCACTCTGGGCTTGACATCATTCAAATCCACATCATTTGATAAAAACACCACCACCTTTGATAGAGTATACTCATTCACTGTGCAAGCACAGGATCAATTTGGTTACAGCGCAACCACAAGACTGTTTAAACTTAGTGTGATAAGTCCGGACACTCTGTCATACAGTACTATAAAAACAAAACCATATTTAACAATTCCTCAACGCACCCTGTTCAAATCATTTATAACCAACAGCTCTGTGTTTACCCCGGCTAGCATATACAGACCCAATGATCCCAACTTTGGTCTACAGCCCGAATTAAAAATGATCATATACGCTGGAATAGAAACCAAGGAAGCTGCGGCTTATATAGGCGCTATGGGACTCAACCACAAACGTAAACAATTTTTCTTTGGCGATTTAAAATCAGCAGTAGCGGTTGTGCCCGGCACACGCAATGAAGTGTACGAAGTGATCTACGTTGAAATGCGGGATCCCTCAGAACCCAACAGCAAACGCTTGCCCAACAAACTGCAACTTTCAACCAGTGAAGATTATCTCACTGTGGACAGCAGTGGCAGCTACTATTCAAGAGCAGGCGGGGCATCGGCACCCAATCAACCTTTACTTAGCATTGATTCCACAGCCTATCAGGTTAGTGATCCGCATCCTCAAAAATACTTTCCCAACAGTGTGAGCAATTGGCAAGATAGACTGGGCGCGGTAGGCAAAAATGAAAGAAACTATCTGCCGTTATGGATGCGCAGTATCCAGCCGGGAACTTATAAAGAATTAGGATTTGTGCTGGCTGTGCCCATTTGCTACTGCAAAGTTGGTACTTCTGCCAATATATTGGCTAATATCAAGAACCTAGCACCGTTCGACTTTAAACAACTAAATTATACTGTTGATCGCTACATAATTGACGCAGTAGCCGGTCAAACTAACGATAAATATCTTGTATTTAGGAACGATAGGATAACCATATGACCAGTGCAATAAACACTTCAACAATTAATTCTGCCTACCCTGTAGCAGGGGCTGACAATGATACTCAAGGATTCCGCGATAATTTTATCAATATTGTGGGAGGCTTGGCCACCGCTGCCAGCGAGATTTCTGCACTTCAGGCCAACTCGGTCCTAAAAGCCAATCTAGCAACCAACGCCATTGTGGCCAACAATCTGGCAGGCAGTTCCATATACAATGGCACCTTCAGCCAATTTTACAGCACTGCATACATCAATACCATCAGTGCCGGCACATTCAATATTGATTTGACCAATGGGCCCACTCAGTTCTTGACCATGACCACAGACGTGGCTTACACATTTACCAACTGGCCTGCTAGTGGACAAATGGGTGTTATAAAAGTCATATTGGCCAGTGACGGAACCAGTCAACGCACAGCAACATTTGCCACGGCAAATGGTGGTACTATCAAATACGGCAACGGCGGATTGACCACAAACGGATTCAGCTCACCATTTACAGTGCCAAGAACAGTGTCACGAACCACTGTGGGCACAGCGGCAGCCGCTCAAGCAGTGATCACATTCAATGACATCATGGACATTGTGCCTGGTAATATTGCATCAGGATCTACAGCCATTGTGGCCAACAGTGTGGTGCAAAGTGTCAACATCAATAATAACACAGTGACCTTGAACAATCCCCTACAGAATCAAATCAGCGGCGGAACTGCATTGACATTTTCATATACTGGACCGCGTGTTATCGAAGCATTTACAGTAAATGGTGGCGCCACTGTGTACATTTACCAATTGGCTGACTTCTAATGCATCCGTTGGCAGGCGATCTTTCTGTTTTGAAAAACGCCGAATTGGAATCCAAAATTGGAGACCTTACTAGGAAATATTTTCAAAGCAACAACACAGATGTAAAACAACAGATCGGCCAGCTGTTGGAAACATATCGCGAAGAACAACAAAAGCGGCAAAAAGAAGAATACGAGAAACTCATGAACAGTCAGGACAAAAGTCTTGACAAATTGATCAATATCAACTAAACTGTTGGTATGCGACTAGACCCTTACAGCAATCCCATCTTTGCCGAAAAAGACATTTTTGATGCCATCTATCAAGGCTACAAATTTGACAACACACCGCTCATAGTAGAACAGCGCACTGAAGATCTTGAGAATTTAGAAAATCAGTTGGGGAGTAAGTTCTCGGTTACCAGTCATACTGATTTAGATCTAGAACAGTTTGATGCCATAAACCAAAAAGATTGGTTCATGCCCGACACATACAAAAACTACGACATAGTGGATTGGCTCTACTGTGAATGTAAAACCATTGAACAGAAAAACAGAGTAACAGAAGAGCTCAAGGCTTTTGCAGAAAGAGACATGATGCTGTTGCTAAAATGGCTAAAATACTTTGTTGATACCATGACCAAACACAACATAGTTTGGGGTGTTGGCAGAGGATCCAGCGTGGCCAGCTATGTGCTGTTTTTGATAGGTGTACATAATGTAGATGCCCTCAAATATAATTTAGACTGGCATGAATTCCTTAGATAAGTAAACTGTAATCCAGGAGATTGATATGGCAATGAAAGAACAACAAAGACAAGTTTACCGCACCATGCAAGGTGTAGAAGTAGACATGGGCAAATTGATGAATCAAAACGAAATGACTGTGGCAGTGGGCAATGTCAAAGTTAATGCTCGTGGAGACGAATTAGGCCCAGGCGGAAAAATACTGAGAACTAGAGAAGAAATACTGCGTGATTCTCAACCTACAGGTCCAGTACCCGAGCAGATGAATGTGCGAGCCGAAACAGTTCAACCACAAGTTGCGCCGGTCAAAAAAGACATCACTAATATGGATCCGGAGGGCAAGGAATGATAAATCCCATCCAGGGCGATTTGAAGCCACTACGAGATCATGTGTTGGCGACAGATATGAATTTTGAAGAGCAAGTAACTGCCAGCGGTATCATTATTCAAAGCGATGATGGAAAATCTGAAGGCATCAAACCACGGTGGTGCAGAGTGTACAAAATTGGCTCTGAGCAAAAAGATGTCAAGGTAGGTGAGTGGATTTTGGTAGAGCACGGCCGTTGGACTCGAGGTGTAAAATTGCAGTTGACTGACGGTAACATCATTGAAGTAAGACGCATTGATTGTGCAGGCATATTGGCATCTGCAGATGAACGCCCATCTGGTTTGGAATTTGGTTCACTGTCCACTGTAACACCAGGTGGCACTTATGATTTCAATGACATGCAACGTGCATTGACCTAAACACATTTCGAGCACAAAGGGCCTTGACGGGCCCTTTTCTTTTGTGTACAATGTAACAAAGGAGGTGTCTATGAGCACACACTACGAAGCAGTTGAAGATATCAAGAAAGCCAAGGATGTACTTGACACAGTTGGCATTGAGCCTGTTGATAAAAAAATATTTACACACACCAGTGTTAGCATGATCAAAAGTGCATTTAGAATAGTGGCTGGGTTGACCTTGGCCATTGCAGGTGTAGTTGCTGTTAATCCCTATCTGCAAGGCGCAGGCCTGCTGTTGGTATTGGCAGAAGTATTGGGGATTGTTGAGGAATTGGTATGATAGATTTATGGGTGGAAAAGTATCGTCCCAACACGCTGGATGGCTATGTGTTTTCAGATGAGCACACACGCAAACAGATCCAGCATTGGATCCAAGAAAAAAGCATTCCGCATCTGTTGTTCAGCGGATCTGCTGGTATTGGCAAGACCACAATGGCCAAGATACTGATCGAGCAAATGGGAGTACAAGACTCCGATGTGCTATCTGCTAACGGCAGTAAAGAAGCTAGAAAAATTGAATGGGTAGATAAGCTGATTGGCTTTTGTCAAACCATGCCCATGGGCGATTTCAAAATTGTGCTGATTGACGAAGCAGATTACATGAACATAAATTCAGTACAGCCCGCACTGCGCAATCTCATGGAAGACTATAGTCACACCGTGAGATTTATTTTAACTTGTAACTATCCCAACAAGATCATGCCAGCCATACACAGTCGCTGTCAGAAAATCCACATTGAAAAGACAGATATCAATGAGTTCACTGCAAGAGTGGCCACTATACTTGTTACTGAGAATGTTGAATTTGATTTGGACACCTTGGACACTTATGTGAAAGCCACATATCCGGATTTGAGAAAATGCATCAACAACGTGCAAATGAACAGTCTGGACGGACATTTACACTTGCCAGAAAAATCAGGCGCTGAAGAAAGAGACTATAAACTGGAAATGGTTGAACTGTTCAAAGCAGGAAAAATTCTAGAAGCAAGAAAATTAATTTGCAGTCAAGCCAGCACTGATGAAATGGAAGAAGTGTACAGATGGTTGTACGACAACGTAGAGATATTCGGCGATGAGGACAAACAAAACAAAGCTATCCTTGCTATCAAAGCAGGGCTAGTTGATCATGCTCTTATCATAGATCCCGAAATCAATCTTGCGGCCACCTTGATTAGGCTCAGTTACTTGTAATCAACAAAAAAGGACCCGAAGGTCCTTTTTTTACAACATCCTATTAGTCTCCATAAACCGCTAACACCTCCTTCACGGCATTATGGCGTTCGATGTCTTGTGCCTCAAACTGCACAATGTCAATGTGTTTGAGAGCAGGCTTATTTGATATGAGATTGCAGAAGTTGATCAATCCATTGTCATTCACTCGATCAGCTTGAGCTAAATCACCTGTTACAATCATCTTGGATCCTTCTCCCAAGCGGGTCAGTAACATTTTCATTTGATTAACAGTGGCATTTTGCATTTCATCTGCAACTATGTATGCATTTTTGAATGTGCGGCCGCGCATATAGGCCAGTGGGCTTATTTCGATAACTCCATCCTCTAGCATTTTTGCTATGTCTTTTTGTTGGTAATACTCTCCAAAGACGTCAAAAATAGGTCTTGTCCAAGGTGCCATCTTTTCATTTAGCGTGCCTGGCAAAAATCCCAAATCTTCGTCCACACTCACGGCGGGTCTAGTAACCACGATTTTGTCAACGATGCCTTCCTGAAAGGCTCTGATTCCATTTTGCACAGCCAACAATGTTTTACCCGTGCCTGCAGGACCAATGGCAAAAACAATGCTTTTGCTTTCGTCTTGTAGTTTGTCTAGGTAAATTCGCTGATTTGCGTTTCTGGGATAGAGACTGACTCTCTGCTTCTTCTGTGGAAGATAGGTTGGAAAATCAATTACTTTTACTTCTGATGTAAAGCGTTTTTTCACTCTTCTACTCATCTAAAGTGCTCCTACTTTATAAAAAGTAAGACTTGTAGCGACCGCCCCGATAACTACAGAGGTCCTACACTATTATTTAACGAATTGACAAAATAATAAACTGATACGTTATGGTTTTAAACCAGCTAAATAAGTATAGAATAATCTAGGATCTACTATGCGCGATATATTAGAAGTCATCAAAAACATTGATGACCTTTATGAAAACAACACCAGCATGGCCATACTGAAAGATTTTGAGCGTGTGCTCGATGAGATGGACATGTATGTATATGAAAACTGGCAGGATGGCGAGTTGGCATCCGGTCCATTTGTTGATCGCCATTGGATCACAGCCAGCTTCATGTGGCCCAAGCACAAGATGCCTGATCCTGTAGCAGGCAAGCGACTTATGGAGTTGGGTTGCAAAGTGCGCTATGAAAAGACCAATCTCATTGAACCTAGAAAAATAAAAACACCAGAAGATTTCCGCCCAGGCACCAAAAAAGGCAAACTGGAACATAAACCCATTTGGATAGTTGAAATCCAAATGCCTAAAAAGATAGCATTTGATATCTATCGTGGTTACATGGATCGCATGAAAACTGAAATGGCAGGCACTGCAAGTGCTCCTAAATCAGGCACTCCGATACCAGGAGGTCCTACACCACCAGCAGGCGGCACACCTCCACTACCACCAGCAGGCGGCGCACCAGCAGGAGGAGCTGCTCCACTAGGCGGAGCTCCAGCAGGCGGACCCGCACCCACAGTGTAAGGATGATCATGAACATATCAGAAAGTCTAAGAGCCAATGATCTAAAATACTTTATCAAAAAGGTATTTGAAGTTGACAGTTTTCGAAGCAAAATAGGTGATGACAAGGACACAGTGGTGGTCAGTTTCACTGTGGAGCAACAGGAACCTGCAGAAGATCTAGAAAATTTCTTGGAGATGGGCTATCCGTTTGTGTTGGATGCAGATGTGAGTCCGGGAGAAACAGATGACGGTACCTATAAGGTATTTGTTGAACTAGAACGTGGACGTCACGTGTCTGACCAAATCACTGAAATGCTGTATGGTATTTCAAGACTTACTGGCATAGAAGATTTTAGATTTCGATATTTCAAAGGATTCAAAAGCAAAGAAGCCACGCTAGAAAATCTAAATGAAATCATACCCAAGGATGGCAACAGCTATGAAGTGGCCACAGAAAGATTCCAACTTGAAAACTTCAGTAACTTTTTTAAAGACAGCTATGCAGACACAGTGTCATTGCTGGATGAAAGCATCACTTTCAAACGCATATGGAAAGATCCTGTATCGTTCACTATTGTGACCAGTGGTACCAAACAAGAAGTATATAGTAAAGTACAAGGCCCTATCATGCTGGAAAGCACAGCAATTGCTGAGTCAATATTTTTGACCAAGTACATAGGTGAATTCAATATAACCAAGATCGGTGCAACATTTGTATTTGAGAACAACGGATGGGCCGTTGCGTTAACAAGGAAAATTTAATGAGTGATTTTACGTTTGATTTTAGTAGAGAAAAATGCACAGCAATATTGCAAAACAATCAGTTCAGTGAGCATTGGCACGAAGCATTATGCAATGTACTGCCTGATTATGAAATTAATACACCCAACCGTGTGGCGGCTTTTTTAGCACAAACCATGCATGAAAGTGGCGGCTATAGAGCCTTGGTAGAAAATCTAAATTACAAAGCAGAGAGTTTGTGCAAAGTTTGGCCACACTACTTCCCTAACATGGAAGTGGCTAATCAGTATGCACACAATCCAGAAAAGATTGCTAACCGCGCTTATGGCGGACGCATGGGGAATGGTCCAGAAGAAAGCGGAGATGGATTTCGCTATTGCGGTCGTGGATTGATCCAGTTGACTGGTAAACAAAACTATACCAAGTTTGCTGAAAGTATTGACACACCATTGGAACAAATCCCTGAATTCCTAGGCACATTTGAAGGTGCTGTTCAATCAGCCTGCTGGTTTTGGGAAAGTAATAATCTAAATCAATATGCCGACTCAGGTGATATTCTCACAATGACCAAGCGTATTAATGGTGGTACTTTGGGTCTAGAAGATCGTCAGAATCATTATCAACACGCATTACAAGTGTTACAGGCCTAGTCATGTTTGCATGGTTGGTTGAACACATTATAGGTGCCATACCTTTTTGGGTGTGGCTAACCATAGCATGTGCAGGTGGCGTTGGATACTTCTTTTCAGGTATCATAACCATGATTCCGTTCCTCATGCCCTACAAGGAACCTGTGAAAATTTTCTTCATAGTCGTCTGCCTAGGTGGTACATTCATGTGCGGTGGCGACGGTGTCACAGACATATGGCAGTCCCAGATAAAAGAAGCTAATGCTAGAATTGCGGCCGCAGAAGCAAAAAGCCAACAGGCCAATGTAGTTATACAAAAACAATATATAGATCGTGTTCAAACTGTGAAAGACACCCAAGTTGTCATTCAAGAAAAAATAGTAAAAGACAGTGCAATTATTGATGCTGAGTGCAAAATTGCGCCTGAAGTGATTACAGATATAAACTCAGCTGCCGTATCTAAGGTAAGAAAATGAGAATATCAATTGTGTTATTACCGTTGCTGTTGGCAGGCTGCTTGACTACTCCTGTAATCGAGAAGTTTCCAGACGTGCCTACTGAACTGGTAAAGGCATGTCCTGATCTTAAACAGATAGACCCTAATACTACTAAATTGAGTCAAGTGATCGGTGTTGTGGCAGAAAACTACGGACAATACCAAGAATGCCAAATCAAAGTGGACACCTGGATTGAATGGTACAATCACCAAAAAAACATATT